CTGTTGGATGATGCCAAAAAATATCCTCACCGTTATGAAGAATCCTATATCAACCAATTAAAACAAGAATTACAAGAAACCAATCTGGAATTGACTCGAGTTGGGCGAAAATCTTTAGAGCAAAATAATACAGACAAGTAATTTTAACCCCCTTTAAAAGCCCATTCAGACGACCTTTTCTAAAATCCCTGTATTGATTTCAACCTCAATACAGGGATTTTTCCATGTCAGACAAATTCAACCAATTCATCAACCGCGTCCTCTCTCACGAGGGCGGTTACGTCAACCATCCAAAAGACCCCGGCGGCGAAACCAACTGGGGCGTCACCAAGCGTACCGCAATGGCAAACGGCTTTAACGGTTCCATGCGTGCCATGACCCGCGAACAGGCTATCGGCATTTACCGAAAGGCGTTTTGGGAGCGTTACCACGCCGACCAAATGCCCGAAGCTGTCGCTTTCCAATTTTTTGATGCCTGCGTCAACCACGGTTACGGCAATGCCGCCCGTATGCTCCAACGCGCCGCAGGCGTGCCGGACGACGGCATCATCGGCGAAATCAGTCTCAAAGCCATCAAATCCCTCCCCGAAAACGACCTTTTATTGCGGTTCAACGCCGAGCGTCTGGTCTTTTATACAAAGCTCGGTACGTTCACGTCTTTCGGTAAAGGTTGGATCCGCCGCGTCGCGCAAAACCTGATCCACGCATCAGCGGACAACATTGATTAAAAAAGGAGCAATCATGTCAAAAAAGTCTTTACTCGCCCTAATGGCCGCCGTGATGTCTCCCAGTTTCAGCGTCGATCTGGGCATTCGTTCAGCTATACCTTCTCAGGGATGCCGGACGATGCCTCACCGTCCAAGCGGGGTAGCGGCAGCGAAACGCGCCGCGAAAAAAAACCGTCAAAAATGACCGGCTTTTTCCGATGGCTGGGCGGTTTAGTCTCCAATCCCGCAACCGGGAAAATCAGCCATACCAAATTATGGGCAAACGTTGCCGCTGCAGCGATGACCTATAAATTCTCGCTCTCGCCAGATGCCCCCGAATGGCTTTGGTGGGCATACGGCGCGATGGTCGGCGGCTACGCCTTAATCAAACGCGGTATTGCCGCCGTACCGCAGTTGGCGGAAATCAAAAAATCCGCGAATCCGGAAGAATGGAGCGGCAATGATTGATTTTTTGTACAAAAACAAATCGGCATTGGCATGGCGTGCATTGATTGTGTTAGGCATCTGGCTAAGCGGCTATCACTATGCCGCCGACAAAGCCGATGCCAAGCAAACCGCCCTGATTACCGCCTACCAAAACTCATCAATGGCGGCAGCCAAACAATACGCCGACGAGCTTAAAAAAGCGCAGGCGGAAACGAAGCGTTGGCATGACTTCGCGCAGCGTCAAAGCATCGAGCTGGCATCCGCCCTGAGCGAACTGGATAAAAATAAAAACACTTTACAGGAGCAAACGCATGACGCGATTAAAAAAGACGGCAATGGTTTTAACGGTATCGGCTCTAACAGCCTGTACCTCTACAACCGTGCCTTCGGATACCCCGATTAAAACCGTACCGACAGTGGATTTGCCGCCTGTATCTACCGGGCTGCTGGTCAAATACGAACGCCCCGAGCGTCCGACCGGCGGCTCACCCGAACAACTCTTAAACCATGCCGTACGTTACGGCGAATACTGCCAAAAATTGGAAGTCCAAGTCTCCGGGTGGCAGGACTGGTACACGAAAGGCCGTCTGAAAAATGACTGATTTTGCCGACCGCGCATCAGAGCGTGAAGCCATATTTTTGGAAGAGTCCCTGGCGAAACATCAAAACACACCGGAACGTGCCGACAGCCTGAGCCATTGCGAAGATTGCGGCAGCCCGATACCGGAAGCAAGGCGAAAAGCAGTCAAAGGCTGCACCCGCTGCATCGTTTGCCAAGAATATTTCGAACACGGATGGCCTTAAAAATGGAAAAAACCTTTATACACATCGAATTTTGGCAGTTGGTCGGATTTCTTCTCTCCTTCCTCGGCATCTGTTTTACCTTCGGCAAAATGCTGCTGGCGCAATTCCGCGAGCAGCAGGACGAACGCCAAAAACAGCAGGAACGCCTGCAAGGCAAAGTCGAAATCATGGAAAACAAACTGGCGGAATT